CTCCTTTGGTTGTCCGTTATACACACACTATCACGTATGCACGTGTGGTCGTGGTCGTGGTCGTGATGTTCCACGTGGAACAATTACTAATCTTTGTGAATAGGTGTATTGACCATTTCCGTGACCACTTGTTTGTAGAACGTGGTCATCTCTGCCCACGTTGCCTCACTACTGTCAAACGAGGCATACCAACCTTTCTCACGTGCATAATCGTCAATCTCTTGTGCTTCTTGCTCCGACACGTGTGGCAAACATTTCATTACTCCTGCTACCCATGCGTTCATTGTGCTACGTCCTGTTTCGCAAAGATGTATGCGTAGGTGAGGCGGTACATTTCGCAAAGCGTGTCGTACACACCTTTCACGTATGGGTCGCTCGGCTCTCCGTCCATAACGTCTGTACCTTGTGCCTCGTACATAAGGTTTTTCAGGTGTCCATGTAACAATTCCATTGTGTCCCAACCTTGTGCCATAAGCGTTTCGGTGTGTGGTGGCAGTTGCATAATTTCCATTACTTGCTCCTCTCGTTGTCCGTTGTACTAACAATAACATTGTTCCACGTGGAACATCACCATGAGGATTGGTAGTAGAAAGAACACTCGTCAGGGACGTTGGTCAATACTGCGTCAAGCATGTTCATGGTGTCACGCACATAGTCGTAATACCACTCGTCATACTCGTATGACCCAAAGAAAAACCCTGCGGTAACTGGTAACAACTCCTCTGCCTTACTGTTATCGTCCAGTACTTGTTTGCAAAGGTCTAACAGTTGTTCCAACTGTTCACGTCCCACATACGTTTCTTTGCACTCGTCCACACCGTCTTGCACGTTCTCTACAAACCAACCGTGAATTGCATTGGCTTTGCGCCATTGTGCCACTTTCAGTTGGATTTGCACGCTTGGCATGTCTACTAACTTGCCGTATGTCTGTGCCCCAATCAGTTCAATAATCTCGGCGTATTGCCTGCTCTGTTCTTTGTAGTATTCGGGCGCACCGTCCCACATAGAACCCGACATATGCTTATTCGCATACAGATACATGTCCAAACCCATTACTTGCTCCTTTGTTAGTTGTTGTCCGTTGATTACACATTACCATTGTTCCACGTGGTGGTCGTTGTATGTTCCACGTGGAACAATTTACAAATTGTCTCCGTCACTTGTGATGTAGACGATACGTTTCATTGACACATCAGGGAAATCATATTTGTGGTTCTCTTGAATTACGTCAATGAGGTCATCTATGTCAAACTCGGTAAAGCCACGCTTCTCCAGTATTTCAATGAGACAGGCAGTCTCATATGTCTCGGTGTGCATGGCTGTGATGTGTTCAGGTAATGCGCTCATCACACCTCCATATCCAACGGTGTGCGGTACATTTCGTTACCGTCAGGGATTGGTGAGTACATAGCGTTGCCACATACTGCGTTTGCGTATGCACAACGTTCGCTGTCCAGCATGTTGTCCCATACATGCCAATCCTCGTCTGTCCAATCACGTGTTTCAATGAACTTAATGGTGGAATAATCGCCACCATATGTTCCACTATCTGTGTCAATCCATATCTTTCCCACGATTTCTCCTTGTCTATGTGGTTGTATAGGTAATACTACCAATGTTCCACGTGGAACATTTATTCGTCCTCGTCCCCATAAAGGTCTACTTGGATTGCATACACTTCACCAATGTATGGTTTCTCTGTAATGAAATAACCAATGCGATTGACGTAATGAAAGCCACTAATAATCCATGAACCCTCATCACCGTCTACCCATGTCCACACGTTCTCATGTGGTTGGTTGTAGACAAACTCCACCTCATCTCCGTATGTTTCATACATAGTTCCAGTCCATGAGGCATCAGGGTCTAGGTGATTGAGTACGGGCTTGTACTCATTTTCCCACGCTTCTAATGCTTGCTCCATTTCAAGTGTTATTTCAGACACCGTATGTCTCCTTGTACCTTTGCGTTAGTCCGTGAATAAGGAAATCACCCTCAACTTCAGTGACGATAGATGAAAGCAACCCCGTGACGTATTCTAATGCGTTGTCACCTGCCAACTTCTTGCACAAATCAAGCACTTGCATATCTTGTGTGGGTGTCACATATCCTCCCCGTATTCAAGTGCTTCACGGTGCATGCCACACCAATCAAACTCAATGTTGTCAATGTGGTCATCTGCAACACCTACAAGGTCAAGCCACGTTCCCAATGCCATTGTTCCTGTCACTGTTTCAACAGTTGGCTTGTCCCAATAGACAATAATAATTTCATCTTCGGGGTGGTATTTTGACAGTTGTTCTAACACGTATTTAACTTGCACGATTTCTCCTTATCGTTTGTCCTGTTTATATATTACAAATGTTCCACGTGGAACAATTTACCCTGCTTGTTTCAATTCACGCTGTTTGGGATACCAGTGGTTGTTCATAAATGAAACGTACCGCTTGGTCAATATCTCAATTCGTTTGTTCTCACCCATGCGGTGGCTGTGTGTAAAGTTCACGCCTGCCCACACACCAAAGGTTTCATGGTTTTCAATCGCATACTTAAAACAATCCTTAACAACAGGACACGTAGCACAAATCCTTTTGGCTGTGTCAATGTTTGGATTGCGCCACTGCGTAGAGCCTTTGCGTGTTTCGGGAAAGAATGTAAGAGAGGGCAAGTTCTTACAACCTGCCCTCTCTCGCCACCCGTCATTGGTAAAAAAAATCACACCATTACCAAATCATTGAGTACTGCCATGACCTGCTTATCACTGGCTTCAATCTTGCCAGTAATAGCATTGAACATGTTGCGCTCTGCACGTGTTTGGTCTTTGCCAATGTTGTGCTGTCCATACGTGTTGAACGCTTGGATTACACCCAATGCAGTTCCAGCAAAAGGAGCAACACGAGGGTCATTCTTATACATGTCCCGAATACGCTCCTGCTTGTTCTCAACACGTGAGATTGCTTGCTTTGCAACCTGTGGGTCATCATTGACTGGGAAAATACGTTGAATGATTGCTTCCCATTCACGGTCACTGACCTTGACGTTTGCATACTTGGTAACTTCTGCAACAATGTCATCAGTCATTGCGTGTACAAATCCCAATGCGTCACGTACTGACTGCAACTTGAAATTGCTGTTCTTGCTGTGGCGTGTCTTGAACTGTTCACCGTCCTCGCTCAATGCAACTGCCAACAGGTTGTCACATTGGACACGTGTGGCAATTTTCTTGAACGTGGTGGAAATTGAACCGTTGTGACTAGTCGTTGCAAGCAACATTGGGCGAATTGTAAATCCGTCAATGATGTTAATGCTTTCAGGCATTTCAACGCTTACATAACTAACAGCACCGTTCTTCAACAGACCTGCGCTACCAATCTGCAAATCGTCATCTAACAAGTTAGAAACGCTTTCAATCAGCCATTCCCTGTACTGGTGAATTGCGTAGGTGTCCTTGAACATGCCCAACACATCACCACTATCAGAGCGAACAATCGCTTTGCGGTCAGTTTGTGGAACAAAGGTTTCTCCAACCTTTACAAACACTTCTGCTTCTTTGGCTTCCCAACTGTAAAGCCTGCGAATACAATCCTCAATAGGGATTGCACCTGCATAATGGTTTGGCTCATCACCTTGCATGTCTTGGCGATAGTGCCACGCATGACCACGCTCGTCAGTGAAACCAATCAACTGAAGCGTATTCAGTGTCTTGGAACTTTCTTGGCTCATTACTAAACCTCCTTTAAGGTTCGTTGTTGTATTACTTGTATGTTAGCACCACTACACGGAATGTTCCACGTGGAACATTTACGGAGAGGGTGGTGCATTGTCAGGCAGTATGTGTGGAACTCCCACAGCACGTGCGTATTGACGTAGGTCAGGGTGTTTGTCGGTAATAGTTTCAATATCAACTGCAATAGCGTCACGTTGCTCATCTGTTGATGACAACATGTAACCAATCAGCAAAGTGTTCAGCCACCCATATGTATCCCACATTGGTTTGATGTGTTCTTGGTATTTACTCATGCCACCCACTCTAAATCTACTGAATACAGGAACACCACGTGTCCTTCGGGTGCATAGAAACACTCGTAACAGCCATTGTCATCAGGCTCGTAGTTTTCATTGACCGCATGAACATGTTTCAAGCGGGCAACGTCTTCCACTCCGTAGTATTGGTTTGTATTAGTGGACGGAATGAACAAACCCTCTTTTACTAAATCGGGTCGTATCACGTACATGTGGTTGTTAGCCCACTTCTGTTTCACGTGTGCGAGCCATTACTGCGCTCCGCTTAAGTACTGTCCAACCGTTGAATGATGTGGTTTTCCAACCCAAACGCTCGTAGGTATTTACCTGTGCTAAGAGGTTCTTAGTCCTCCACGCACTGACGTGTTTGTATTGCGTGTATGTCCTTGTTTCTTTCACGATTACTCCTTTTGGTCGTGTTTGTTGTTATGTGTATTTTACTAATGTTCCACGTGGAACATTTAGTCCTTTGTATAAACGTTATCCCATTCCAATGGAAGTTGTGGTTGTGAGTGGTCTGTTGTGTTCTCTGCTACAACCACATCTGTTGGGTCTACATATCCATAGTCCCATGACACTTGTTTTTCTAAATCGCTGTATGAAATTGGAACTACACCAGTTACAACCATTTCTATTGCTTCCTCAACTGTCTCGGCTTCAACGTTGAACTCATACACTCCGCTAATCCATACAGGAACTACATAATTGTTAAGCATTTGGTACGTACTCCAATTCGTAACTGACAACAATAAAATCATTGCCACATTCTTTCATTAGTGATTGCACTTCAATTTCTCCCATAGGGCAATAGTAGAACACAAGGTCGTCCCTGTTGCCCAAACTGTCATGCGTTGGTTCAATGTCCATTCCATTTTCGTCAATGTCAATCCATTGTCCAAACGAAATGAAATATGGTTGGAACTCTGGGATATTCTCACCGTCTGCCCAGTTAATAATTGCCCATGCTCCTACTGGTTCTTCGTTCACAGCCACTCCCTCACTTTCTTTGCCCACTCATTGTAGGACGTTGGTGTAACAATAAAATAGTGTGCGCCTGCTGGTGGTTCTACTGGGCACGCTTCACCCTCTAGTAACACAGAGAGTTTGTGAACACGCTCTCCATTTGGTGCAGAGATGTTGTTGCCACCAGCAGACAAGAATGTCATCTGCAATCGGCGTGGCTCTCCAGCACTTGTGTCGCTTGTTTCAATCTGAATTACATAACGTGTAATCATGAGTATTGGTTTGCTTTCAGTCGGATTTTGTACTTCTTCAACTGCACCCAACTAGCGGTGTCCATTTCGGTAATCATTTCACCATTGTGTTCGTATGTGTGAAAACGATATGCAGTTGCAATCAAATATGGCGCACCGTAGACAAAGTAGTTCACCTCAATCTCCTCGCCACCAAGACGTTTTGGCAACTTGTAACACTGCCACTCGTCAATATGTCCGTCCTCGTAAAAAGATTTCTCTTTGTAGATGATTTGCTTCATGCGCTTTGTTGCTTTTGCTGTAAGCCATTTAATGGCTTCATCACTTAACTTGACAGTTGCCATGTCTTTTCCCAATTCTCTTGTGTGTCCGATAGTGCTAAGAGACAAACGCACTCCAGTGGATAGTATGCGTCAGTCGGGTGGTCTCCCCATGAGAGACCGCCACTACAAATGTACGTCACGTTGTCAATGACAAAATACGTAGTTTGCCTGCTTTCTCCATAGACCCATGACAACCACTCAACTGCATGTTCTTTGTAGTTAATGGTGTCATCATAGAAATCCATGTCTCCGTAGTTAATAGCCTCGTAAATCTGTCCGTTCGTAAGTGATTTAAGGCGTGCTTCTGCTACTTCCTTACTCACCACAACAGGGCATATTGCGATTGCCATGTCTGCACCCATGTACTGCTCCTTTTCTTGTTTGTCCTATTCCTACTTTAGCATTAGTCCACAAATGTTCCACGTGGAACATTTACTTGAAATCGTCCAACATCTCTTTCAGCACAAGTGCCGACATTGAACTGGCATCAGCGTTCAGGCTCTCTGCCCACCCGTCCAACGTTGCACTCGTAACTTCTGCTTTATGGTTCAGCACTGTCCACATACGCATGTCAATCGTTGGTGCTTTGGTGTCAGTGGCAGTAATCCACCACGCCACAGTTGGTTTCGTAGTGCCGTACCTATGACACCTGTCCTCCGCTTGCTGTCCGTGTGCGGGAGACCAAGCGGTCTCTGCCAGTATCACGTGATTAGCACATGTCAGGTTCAGTCCAGTGCCAGCACTCAAATACTGACCAATGAACACCTTTGCCTCACCACTCATGAACTTGTCTACGTTCTGCTGTTTCTTTTCAGGTGTGATACCACCAGCAACTACAACAACGCCGTAGTCATTCAACAACTCTTTCAAGCCCTCAATCACTTTGCGGTGGTACGCAAAGATGACCACTTGCTCGTCCTCTGCCAACAACGATTTGGCGTGTTCGGCAACTGATTTGATTTTCGCAATGCCTAAAATCTCACGCAACTTGTTCATGCGTGTAAGCACTTCTGCTTTGCTCGCATTGCGCCATGCCTGCTCTCCGTATGTGTCGTACACCCACGTGAGAAAATCCTCCTCTGCCTTGCGGTACACACGCATGTCATCACTTGACAACTCAATGTCCACCTGTGCCCTACGCTTCAACGGGAGGTCTTTCAGAACGTCATCTTTGTTCCTACGCACCATGCACGTTGAGCGCAAAATAGTGTTCAACTCCGTCGTGTTGATTGCTCCACTAATGACAGGGAAACCATTGACTGTTTGGTAGTCGCAATAGCGGTGTAAAAAATGCCTGCGGTTGCCAAACACGGGATTGAGCCTGCCAATAATCCGCAATGCGGAAAGGAACTCTGACGGACGGTTCGGAGTGAGCGTTCCCGACATGAGACAGACAATCCCGTTTTCAGGAATACTGTTGGCAACGTACAGAACTCCACGTGTGCGCTGTGACTGCTCGTTCTTGATTGAGTGAGCCTCGTCCACAATGAGCGTGTTGAACATGCCTGCCAGTTGGATTGCCCAAGAGTTGATAATGCTGTCTCCAATGAGAACAACATCACTCTTGCGGATTGCATGGCGTTTCCGTCCACGCAACGTAATGACCTTGAGTGTTGGTGCAAAGCGTTTGCACTCTTTCTCCCATTGTGGGAGCAAATGCGGTGGTACAACAATCAGCGTGCGTTCTTTACGCATTGCAGTGTCGTACGCAATCGCAATCGCTTGACACGATTTGCCCAGCCCCATGCTGTCGCACAGCAATACACGCCGTGCTTTCAGCGCATACTTCACGCCAGCACGTTGGTATGGCAACAGTGGCAATGCCAAATCAAATGACAATTCAGCGTCCTCTGCCCTAGACAGTTGCAACAGTTCGGGGTCAGTCGGAACAGTCTTAGGCATGCGTGGCAACAGTGAGATGAACACATCAAGGTCATGCAGAATTACTGCGCTGTCCCATACCAGTTCATGCACTTCAGTAACAGCAGAACAATCCTCACTGTTGTGGTACGTCTGCCACACTTTGTTGAATACATATAGACCTAAACCAGCAGGCACATCTTGATTACATAACTCACAAGTGCCACGCTTCTTGTTAGTAAGGATAGAACTAGCGGTAAGTGGCAAGTGTGCCTGTGATTGTGTGCGTGATACAGGCAACACAGTCAAATAGTTAATGAGGTCATAAGCACCGTTAAAAGTAAGTTCATCTAACTTGCGGTTCTCAATCCACTCATCTATGTCTTGTTCGGCAATACCCAATGGCATGGCACGTGCAGATAGCAGTGTCTTTATCTGCACCTGTTGTTTTGTGACTATCGCTGTGTCTGCCATTACTACCTCCGCAAACACAATAGCACCAGTCCACGTATGTTCCACGTGGAACATTTGTGACCGTGTTCACAGAGAGTTAAAAACCTCGTTCCAGTTCTCTGCTCCAACTGCAATGTCTCGTCTTGTGACTAGTTCACGCAACTGCAATCCTTCATCTCGCCTCAACTGCCAATCGCTTGTAAGTGCTTTGATGTGTCGCAGCCAATCTTTTGGTCTGTGTGCAATGCGACCAATTCCAAACTCGTCATGTAACGCTTCGTATGCGTCTAACTTAGAAGCAATCCAAGGGATACCGCATGCAGAGTACTCCAGCAGTTTAATTTCAGATTTAGCACGGTTAAAAGAACACTCACGCAGGGGCGCAATGCCAATATCCATTTGCAACAAATCTGGATAGTTTTCTGGGTCTACGGCGGGAATGAGTTGCACACTATCTTCGGGAACATTTATTGCATTTGCAAACTTAGGCGCATGAGGCGAATAGCCAGCGTGCATCAATTTGTAATTTTGTGTGGTCGTTAAAATACCACGCAGTATTTCTAGGTCACCACTTCTGTGTGCTGTTGAACCAACCCAACCAACAGTAGGTGTGGTCGTGTTTGTGTGGTCGTGTTCTGCGTAGCGTGCTGTATCAACTGTGTTGGGGATAATTACAACGTCACACTTAACATTCCATTCTTTTATTCTGTCTCGGAGGAAAGGAGTGGACACGGTTATCAGACTGCTTGTGCTAATTACTTCTTTATAGAACTTGGTATTTTCTTCTTTGTTGTATTTGGGGTGAGATGCTTTCCACGCCAAGTTGCTTGGGTCAAGACCCCAGTACCAATCATCTACATCGTTGATTACAATTTGACCATTTACTTTTGCTTTATGGATATGTAAAGAAAGACCGTCGTGCATTAGCCTTTGCACAATAACAATGTCTACATCGTGCATACTTTTATCATCAGTGATGATTTTAAAGCAATTGTAATGCCACACAAGCGTACCTTCGTACACCTCTGTAATGTTTTTAAACCTACCGTCACTTAGTAACGGTATGTATTGCGCCAAACGTACCCAGCCAGCACCACCCCAATGGGTTAGCCCATCGGGGGAGCGGTCACGACCTATGCGGTCACCTGATGCAATACCTATACGCACTATTCAGATACTTGTGTGGTCGCTTTTTTCCAACCAGCCTTGAACACAAGAAGGTCTTCTTTGTTCCAAAGTGGGGTTGCTGCCAGCATGACAACTGGTGCTGGAAAATCGGCACGCTTACGCAAAGTATGGATGCGTTGTTTCAACACCCCAAGAACTTCCGCAGCCTCTGCTGTTCCACACAAATTGCTTGTTTCAATCAACATATTGTTCTCCTATTTGTTTTGTGTTGGTTATTATGTTACATACTCCAGTGGCGTAAACCACCGTTTTCGTACAAATATTTTGCTACAGACAAATTACAGTCAAGGGTAAGCAAGCCCTCTATGCTCGTTCCACAGATGTTACGAGTTACGGTTTTCCATGAAGAATTGATTTGCAGTAGCCCTGAATCGTATGAACCGTTTTTATTCAATGTCCATACAATTTTACCGTTTTCCCAAATAGCATTAATTGCTTTTGGATTGCATCGGCTTTCCCTGTATGCGATATATGAAAACGCTTTTACTGGTAACTGGTATGCCTTGAATACGTGCTCAAATTGGGGACAAGATTTATGCTCTTTATGTGTGGTCGGTACTTTTACGGACACATCTAACCTATCAGGTTTTCCTGACGGTATCACCACTTCTTTTACGTCTGTGGGCTTGACGACCTCGTTTACTTTGTTGTCCGTTTTTACGTTGAATATTCCGATTGTTACACAGGCTGAAATGACCCAGTGCTTTATCAATATGCTCTCCTTCGTCGGTGGATAAAACAAAAGACCGCAACACTTTTGACTTGCGTCTATATGTTACGGTCTACTACAAGTTTAGCAGGTGCTACTGGAGCAACTTGTACAATATCGTAAACAAATCAAACTGGTCAGAAGTCACACCAGCGTTAGGTACATACACAATGTCTTTTCTTTCTTCTAACGCTTTGTTGTGTATATCAGTACATTGTTCACAACGACAACCTTGTCTATATCGTAAATAAGAACCATGTGGCTTGAGAGCAGTTTTCTTTTGTTTTTCTTTGAACACAGTGCGTTCAATTGGGGTCAAACCACCCCACATGCCAAACACTTCTTCTTTACCTGCTTCTAAACACGTTTCCCATACAGGACAAATCTGACACACTTCACGTCCAATAGCATAATATTGTTCTTGATTGTCTGCTTCTAGTGGTGGATACCAAAAATCTAGATGCTTGTGTCTACATAAAGCATCTTGTCTCCACGAATCACTGTGGGTCATTAGAATGTTTAGCACTTACTAGTTTATTGTGAATGTCTTCCCATCCACCAAACCTAAGTTCAAGTAGTGATAGTCCTGTCTTTGTTGCAATCTCTTGCATTGTTAAATCTGTTCCCAAAACATCTGGAAGAACATCTAGTGCTCGTTCCAATCGCTTATACTCTGGAACAACCATTGCTTCAACAACTGTTTTTGCTTGATAGTTATCTACTACTAACATTACTTCTCCTCTGTATCTGTACGAGTTACACAATCCCAACCACAACCTACATAGCCTGCAATGTCCATCCAGTGATCTTTTTTATCGGGTGTCCACGACAAGCGACTGATTTTCAACAATACCATCATTGCAGCAACGTCATGTGGCTGAATTGAAAGTTCACCAGTGCGCTCTGCTACACGTTTGATATAACTTTCCCACAAGG